GGCTTCCTCTCCGAACGGACGTTTTAGCGTCCCGCCACCGGCCAAAGGGGCCGGCGCCCAGGTCTAAAGAATAAGACCAAATACTTCAATCAGGACTGCCAAGTCCCGAACGAAGGCCACTGCCACACCACAGAGTGAACAACCTTATACTTAGTCTTTTCAGACGGTACAGGGAGAACACTCTTACTTAACCCGTCCTTCAAGGATGCAGGCATAGGGAACAACTTGAGTAATGAAACTCTAGATGCGCCGAATGTTCCACATTGATCCAGTGGCTTCTTTCCAAGAAACCAAAGGCCTTTCAATAGGACAGCAGGACCATCAGGGAGGTATTCGTCACGGACTTTATTAAAGTGCGTTACGGACCAACCTTCATAGCCTCGAGGTGCCTTTTTTGGAACGACTTCATCGAAGTCGCCTATTAGGGCCCCATCGCCTACTCCATCTGGAATGTGAGGTTTCGACCAGAACCCTTTCAGCTTGCTATGGGACAAGTCCCAAAGCGGCTTAAAGACCGGGTCATAGCCCCACACTTGAGACTGCCGCGACCAGCGCTTAAGCTGATTGCAGCACCAGATATAACGGGGGTAAGAATCTACTCTATCTTTAAAGTAGATCGGTGTAACGTCGCTACCCCGGAAAAAATGCTTACCGCACGATTCCCGGAATGGGCCGTCTACGTGGGTCTTCTTGGAGTTAACGGTAAAACCGCCAAACTCTAAAGTCGACTTCAACAGGTCAGTAAGACCTGAAGGGACGATAATATCGTCCCCATAGATTGCCATACGACGGTCCTTCTCGTTAAGGTAGTGTCGACACGCGGAAGCGAGAGCCCAAAAAATCAAGGACTCTAACTCAAACGTGAATCCATTACCCATCGACGAGATCTTCTGGTAGCAAACATAGCTACCATCAGGAAGAACGCCTGTCTCGCTGCGACAAGAAGACATCGCAGCAAACCAGTCGGAAGGAAGCAAGGTCCTAACTAACTCTATAGAGATAGTGTCGGATGCAGAGCTGAGATCAAAAGTCACAAGGCGATTATCCAGGCTGCCCTCACGGGCAAGGTCTTGATTTTTCGTCCGATCGTCAAGGTCAACCCCTACTCGCTTTAGACGTTTCCGGATGACGCCTCCAATCCCTTTCTGAATAAAGATGTTCATACAGGGTTCGGAAGCGATCACGCGGTCGGTCTTTGCGTTCTTAGGGACAGTGATCACGCGGTTTCCTTTAACGATTGACACTGCATGGCTTATTGGGTTACCCCATAAGTCAAAATACTGCAGTGCCGCACGGCTTAGGGATTCCGCGGAGAGCGTGCACTCTGGTATACCAGAGAATTTATAGTACGCATCGGCGTGTTTCTTCTTCACACGGGTGGTACCACCTGGACCAAAGCCAAAGTAGTGAACACATTCGTCCCAATTAAATGGGCCGAGAAGGCTCTCAATTTTCCTACGAGCAGTCTCAAAGACGCTCGTAGTCTCCCAGGAATAATTCCTGAGAGAAGATAACCTAGTGTTCGTTTCCTTGCAGCTTTGTTCGGCAGCCACGAATGTGTCAAGGGCCGTCTTCTCGCGGTCGATCTTCAGGTCCCAATACGGGTACTTGGAGAACGATTCGACAAGAAAATAGTCCAGACGAAATTCGGTCGCACTCTCGTAGGTCGATGGATTGATCCGCGAGCTGACAACCCTCTCGTAATTCCCCGTTTCCAGGGACAAACAAAGAGATTTGGCCGTCGCTGACCTCACAGAATGAAACGCGAGGTCGGCCAGAGCCGGGACCAGATCGGTCCGGCGCACGTGCAACACTGAAGACAGATTGCTTTTCATGGTTATAACCTCTGAAATGTTGATCAGATGCAACTAGGACTTCTCCGCTATTTTGGGTAGAACACCCAACTAGTAGCAGTAAAGTGAGGGTCAAACGATACATTAGAACGTATTGTTCAGGTTCTCCACCTGGTCGATGGTGATAGCATCATTTAAGATGCCTACCAGCAGCTTCCGGATGTCCTTCCTGCTCTGCAACACACTGCGATCTGACAGCAGGAACGTGACTTGCGCACGATTGGTATAATCGACGACAGTCACGCTATTCCCACCTGGATCAGTGTAAGTTTTGGTCGTGGGGATACCCAAGTCCAATGTGAAGCGATAAACGCCGCCGGTAGCCGTAGGCTTGCGCATAGATTCCGACAGACTCCAATAACCGACCGGAAGGGCTGAGGTTTTCTCATTCCAACGGGCGATGTTATTTTTGTCGATGGTTTCCGGCACAAACGTATGGTTTACGGGAGTACTGGCTGCATCGGGAACAACGATGTTCGCAATAGCGGACATTTGTGAGTCTCCTAAAAGGGAGTTAACGGAATGCTTTGCTGAGTAAGGCTATCGCCTCACTGCAATGCAAAGCGCTTAGTGGGTTTTTCGGTTTAATTAGCTCAGGAACGGGGGAGTTTAGGAAGATAGTCCGGATTGTAGACCGGTGTCTCTTCTTCGCCTGACCCCACACAGCAACGTCGGTATAGCCGTAATTGTAAGAACTATCACGGTTTTCCGAAATTGTTTGGGTCGCATCCTGAGTTATGCGTCTACTGATTGAACCCGCGCGAAAGTTCCAACCAGCATCACTGCCAATAAGGCTCAAGTAGTCCCCAACTGGATAAAACCAGTCGGCTACAAAGCTAAATGGCAGCTCTTCCCAGGCTAGCTCTAAAGGGTTTAGTAAACCCATAGAGTTCGCCTGGGCTATAGCAGGATTGTCCAACTCGTAATTGAGATGCACAGCTGCACGGAACTCAGTGTCGACCCTGCACGTATAGTGACAGGGGCAACCCGAGCCCGTGAAGTGATTATCTCTATCGTAGAAATACAAATCCTTGCTAGACGCCCTCCCTTTCACCGTTGCACCATATCGACCAGGATCGGCCGCATCGTTCTTGGCAAGAAGTTCCGCGCTCCCATGGACATCCGAAAGAAGGGGCTTCCATCCGTATTGCAGCTCAAGCCAAAGCTTGCTAGCTGTTTGACGGAGGTTGTGCCCCCTCCTAAGTTTGCCGAGGGAGGTTGGTAATCTGCCGCGTTTAACTGCGTGGATTGCTGATGTGATACGTTTAACGGTTGAGGTGATTAGGTCCACAGTCTGCTGTCTCTCAACAAAAGCTTGAGACAGACTGACTGATTGATCCTTCAGGTTCAAACGAGCCTGAAGTATGGCCCTATTTGCCACATTCTCGTCGAAAGACGGTAAGGTGGTGAGGTCCGTAGTTGGAAGATTGTCTGCACCCTGATAGCGATTCCAGTAATAGTATAGAGGCCAATAGTAATAGGCATACACGTTCCTGAAAATCAAATCACCGGTGTGTTCAGTCCTCGAGTAATTAGTCGGCATTTTAAATTGCGCCGGCTTCTTCCTCCTTACAGAGTCCTTTGTGAACGCCGTAATAGTTGTAGGCCACGAACCTGTCGTAGTAATAACAGAAGGACCCCAGTAAGGGGTAAACTCCTGTTTACGCCAGACGTGGTCATCTATTCGGTAGTAACTCAAAGGCATCTGATCTGCTCCTATGGAATTTCATTAACCGAGCGAGGCCCCCGAAGG